AAAGAAAATTATTGAAGAGTTTAACAACGTTCAAAGAATGTTGAACTTTTCAAATCTTGCTGATGATTTGTTCAAGCGTTGGTATATTGATGGTAGAATTTACTTTCACATTATAGTAAACGATAGTAATCCAAAAGAAGGCATACAAGAACTTCGCTATATTGATCCACGCAAAATTCGTAAGGTGCGTGAAGTAGCAAAAGATAAAGACATTAAAACTGGTGCTATGGTGATTAAATCAATCGCCGAGTATTATGTATATAATGATCGTGGAACCACAACACAAACATATACCGCAGGCGTAAATGCAGGTCTTCGTATTGCGCCAGATTCTGTAATTAATGTGAACTCTGGTTTGATGGATGCCAAAAATACATTTGTTATTTCGTATCTACACAAAGCAATCAAACCATTAAATCAATTGCGTATGATTGAAGACGCAGTTGTTATTTACCGTTTATCAAGAGCACCAGAACGCCGTGTATTTTACATTGATGTTGGTAATTTGCCAAAAGGTAAAGCCGAACAATATCTTCGTGATATTATGGTCAGATACCGTAACAAAATGGTTTATGATGCAAATACTGGCGAAATGCGTGATGATCGCAAGCATATGTCGATGCTTGAAGACTTTTGGTTACCACGGCGTGAAGGCGGCAAAGGCACAGAAATTACCACATTACCAGCTGGTCAAAATCTTGGTCAAATTGAAGATGTTGATTACTTTCGCAAAAAACTTCTACAGTCATTAAATGTTCCATATTCTCGTATGGATTCTCAAGGTGGCGGTGGTCTAGCATCTCTTGGCCGCTCTGCTGAAATTACTCGTGATGAATTAAAGTTTGCTAAGTTTGTTATTCGCCTTCGTAATAAGTTCTCTCAAATTTTTGATCAAGCACTTAAAGTGCAACTTACGCTTAAAGGTATTTGTACACAAGAAGAATGGGATGATTTTAAAGAAGACATTTATTACGATTACAAGAAAGATAACAATTTTACAGAACTTCGTGAGGCAGAATTAATTCGTGAAAGAGTTACTACGCTTCAACTTTTAGATCCATATATTGGCAAATATTTTTCACAAACATGGGCAAAGAAAAATATTCTTCGTATGACTGATGAAGAAATTGAACAAATGAGTGAAGAAATGGAAGAAGATGGCACTCTTAATACAACTGCAAATGATCAACAAAATACAAGTGTTGAAAATGTAGACAATACAATAGATAGAGTGCCAACGGAATCAACAACACCTCAATTAGACTCCGAAGTAGAAAAATATTCAGTCGGTATAAATAGATAATTAATAAAGGCGTAATATGGACACAAGACAATTTATCGACCAACTTGTTGCGGGTGAAAGTGCTGCTGCAAAAGAAACTTTAGAAAATTTAATTTCAAATAAGGCTTTTGAAGCACTTGATGAGTACAAGAAACAAATGGCTTCTAATATTTTTGGTGAAAAACAAGAAAATTCTGAAGCTGAAGAAACAGTAGAAGTTCAAGAAACAGAATGAAAAGTTTAGTAGAATTTAGGCAAGAACCAATTTTAGAAGAAGATAAAACAGACTATTCTAAGTTTGATGCTCTTGTTCGTGCTGGTTTGGCCAATAAGGCACAGTTACAAAGAATACATAAAATTCTTGATAAAATGCAAGAAGATAAACCTGTATTTAATAATGCCGATAGAATGATTCTACAAAACTTATTTAATAAAATGGTAGACTTGCTTACAACAAATAAACAAATTTTTTCGCAAGCTCGTCGTTCGGTTAATGAAGGAGTTGTTGATTCTTCAGATTATAAAGTTTCACCAGAAACTGGTAAAAAATATAGAGCGCATCGTGTAGTTCTTTCAAGAGAAGAACCAAAAGAAAAAGATGAATTAAAAGAACAACTAACAAAGTTTGATCCACCATTTGTTCTTGTTTTAAAACGTAAAGCAATTCGTCTTTATCCTGATTCAACAAGAATTGCTTTATATTATAGTGATAAACTTAATAAGTATTTTTCAGTGCCTTATTCTACTGAAGACGACAAAATGGGCATAGTGCAAGCGGAAGAAGTTGAGTTAGAAGAAGCTGTTATGGATCAACTTCACAAAATTGTTGATGGCAAACAAGCACAAAAAATTAAATTTGGTAATGGTCAAACAAAAAGTGTAGATCATTTTACAGCATCAGCAGTAACACAACTGCACAAAGCTTTAAATGATGAAAATAAGAAAAAAATATCTGATATGATTCATAAGTCTCCAGAACACTTTAATAAAGTAGCAAGTTTCGCTTTTTCTAAAGTAAAATGAGTTTCATAAATCAAATCATAGAGGGTAATTTTATTGAGGCAAAACAAAACCTATTCAATCGCCTTAATGAAATTGCTGCTCTTCGTTTAGGAGAAGTTAAAAAAATAGTTTCATCAGAAACATTTGAAGTATATGATGAAGCGGTTAGGAGAAATCCTAATATTATTCGTATGGGCAGAATACAAAAAATTCGGCGCAGAATACGCCGAAATAAAAAAGGTAAAATTGTAGTACAAAAAAATGTTAGACGTTCTGGTATTAAAGGTTATAGAGTCGCCGGCAGCACACTTAAAAGAATACCTGCAGCTGAAAGACTCCGTAAAGCAAGAAAATTAAAGCAATCATGGAAAACAACAAGACGCGCTAAATTACGTAGAACATTAATCAAAAGAAAAATGTCTTTGCGTAGAAGATCAGCAATGGGATTAAGATAAAATGCCAACAACAATTACAAATTCTAAAAGATCCAAATCTGTAATTCGAATTACAGGTAACACAGCTACTCGGATTAATCTAAATCAGTTGTCAACCAATACAACAACAGAGTTAGTTGCCGCAGCTGAAATTTCACACATAACAACATCTACTGATGGTAAATGGATTGTTTATCGTGGCAATGATGCCACTGGTGAACCAGTTCTCGCTTTATTTGGTCAAAATGATGTTCCTTTTGCACATTATGACGTATCAATTGCAGGCGCAAACACTGGTGCCAATTTATATTTTACAAATTCAGGCACAGACGGCACACTTGTTGTTACAGTAAGTAAAACAGCAACATACACGATTGATCCAGATACTGGAGCAGTAATATGAAATTAATTAGAGAATCAATAGAGAAGGTAAAATACCTTACTGAAATTTCAGAAAACGGTAAGAAAAATCTTTATATTGAAGGTACATTTCTTGTTGGCGACACAGTAAATCGCAACAACAGAATGTATAAAATGGACACGCTTCGCCGAGAAGTTGATCGTTATAATGAAGAATACATTAACACAAATCGTGCTCTTGGTGAATTAGGACATCCAGACACTCCAACACTTAATCTTGAAAGAGTGTCTCATAAGATTATATCTTTAAAAGAAGATGGTAATACTTTTTACGGTAAAGCACTAATTCTTGAAACACCTTATGGTTCAATTGCAAAAAATCTTATTGAAAATGACGTAAGTTTAGGTGTTTCTTCTAGAGCTTTAGGTTCTGTTATTCAAACAAAAGAAGGTTATAACTTAGTGCAAGATGATTTAAAATTAGCAACTGCTGCTGATATTGTTGCAGATCCCTCTGCGCCTGGTGCCTTTGTACAAGGTATTATGGAAAATAAAGAATGGATGTTTGTTGATGGTAAATTTGTAGAGGCGGATTTTGATTATGCAAAAAATCAAATTAAACAAGCAAATCCAAAAGAAATTGAAGAAGTTGCGCTTAAGTTATTTGAAAATTTCTTACGAAAACTTTAATTTTTATAAATAGAAAATCACAAGGAGATTCCTAATGGCATCAAATAAATTAATGGAAGCAGCAGCCGACATTCTTGCAGCCAGCAAGGCAAAAGCTTCTGCTGCGCCAGTACAAAAATTAGAAGGCGAAGTTGAAGACTTAGGCGGGCCGACACCTGAAAATGGTAAGCCAATGGACGATTCACATAAGATTCATGCCGGCGCCAAAGCACCAGACAATTCTGCCAAAAATAAAGCTTCTATTTCTACAAAGCCATCAGCCGCTTCACCAGACACTCAACTTCATATGAGTAAAGAAGATGCTGAAGTTTCTGAAGAAGAACTTCTTGATGAAAAATCGCATATGGCACATATGGACAAAATGAAGAAAAAGATGAAAGAAGATGTTGACGCTATGTTTGGTGATGACTCTACTATTTCTGAAGATTTCAAGTCCAAAGCTGCTACAATTTTTGAAGCTCGTGTAATGGATCGCATTGCACAAATTCAAGAAGACTTAGAAGGTCAATATGCTTCAATGCTCGAAGAAGCTGTTGAAGATATTAAGAAAGACCTGACAGAAAAGGTAGATGATTACCTTTCTTATGTTGTTGAACAATGGATTGAACAGAATGAAATTGCTATCGAATCCGGTCTTCGCGCCGAATTGACAGAAGAATTCATTGCAGGTCTTCGTAATCTATTCGCAGAACATTATATTGATGTTCCAACCGAAAAAGTTGACCTCGTTGATGAACTTGCCACTAAGGTTGAAGAACTTGAAGGCAAACTCAATGAAGAAATTGAGCGTGGTGTCGAACTCAAAAAGTCTTTGACCGAATCACGCAAATTAGAAGTTACCCATGCTGTTTGCGAGGGTCTCACCGCTACTCAAGTTGAAAAAATTAAGTCGCTCGCAGAGAGTGTAGATTTTTCCACAGAGGAAGAATACAAAGAAAAACTTGAAACAATTCGTGAGAACTACTTTCCATCTGGTGTTAAAAAAGCAGATGTAGCACAATTGCATGAACAAGTAGAAGACGCCGATGAAAAGAAGGTCATCACAGACCCATTCGTTGCTGCGGTCTCACAAGCTATTTCCAAAACTAAATTATAATAATTAAGGAGATTTTCTAATGTATCTTTCCGAACAACTACAAACAAAATGGGCAGGTGTTCTAGATCATCCTGATCTTGCACCAATTAAAGACCCATATCGTAAGGCTGTTACTGCCGTTATTCTTGAGAATCAAGCTCAAGAAATGATGAAGGCTGGTTCTATTCTTAACGAAGCTGTTCCAACAATGTCAGCTTCTGCTGGTTTAGGTTCTGCTGGTGCTACCGGTTTCTCTG